CTTCAACGCCCAGACCGTGGATGTGACCAACGCCGATTCGGCCGGCATGTGGCGCGAGCTGCTGGAAGGCGGCATCAAATCGGCCAGCCTGTCGGGCAGCGGCGTGTTCAAGGACGCGGCGTCCGACGCGGCGCTGCGCCAGGCGTTTTTCGACGGGACCACGATGAACTATCAGGTGGTGGTGCCGGGCTTCGGTATCGTCGAAGGACCGTTCCGCATCACCCAGTTGCAGTATGACGGCCCCCATGACGGGGAGGTGAAGGTCTCGCTGGCGCTGGCGTCCGCCGGCGCGCTGGCCTTCACGGCTGCATCGTGATGGCCAATCGGGCGCGCGGCGAGGCAGCGCTGGAAGCCGGCGGGCGGCAATACACCCTGCTGTTGACGCTGGGCGCGCTGGCGGAGATCGAGGACGGGTTGGGGCTGGACGACCTGTCCCAGGTCGGGGCGCGGCTGGCGCATACCCGCGCCGCGGATCTGGCGATCGTGGCGGCGGCGCTTTTGCGCGGCGGCGGGCACGACATGTGCCCGGCCGAGGTGCTGCGGCTGCCCTGCGACCTGGGGGCGCTGGTGCGCGCCGTCACCGCCGCGTTCGAGGCCGCCGGTCTGGTCGCGGAGGCGAATGGGGACGCCATCCCTTTTCCTGGAGCGAGCTGATGGCGCTGGGGCTGGGGCGCCTGCGGCTCGCGCCCCGCGATTTCTGGGCGCTGTCGCTCAGCGAATGGCGCGCGCTGGCCCTTGGCCATTTCGGCCGCGCCCAGCCGGCGATGACGCGCGGCGACCTTAGCGCACTGATGAAGGCCTATCCTGATGGCGAATGATACGGTGAACACCTCGCTGGCCGCCGCGGGCCAGGCGCTGAACGACTTCGTCGCCGGCCCGGTGAACGCCGCCGCCGGCAGCATAGAGCGGGCGGTGGATCGCAGTTTCAACGCCGTGGCGAATACCATTGCGCGGGCCGCGCTGTCGGGCCGCCAGTCGATCTCCGCCCTGACGGCGTCGGTGCTGGCCGATTTCGACCGCATCGCCGTCAGCCAGTTCATCGTCAAGCCGGTGGAGAATCTGGTCTCCTCGGTGGTGGGCTCGATCCTGCCCGTGGCGGGGGCGCGCGCGGCGGGCGGGCCGGTGGCGGCGGGCCAGACCTATCTGGTGGGCGAAAAGGGGCCCGAGCTGTTCACGCCACCCAGCGACGGCGCCATCACGCCCACTGCGGCGCTGCGCGGCGCCAGCGTGACGGTCAACATCAACACGCCCGACGCGCAGAGCTTCCTGAAATCGCGCAGCCAGGTAGCGGCGATGCTGGCGCGAGCTGTGGCGCAAGGGAATCGCAATCTATGAATTTCCACGAAATCAGCTTTCCGCTGGCCATCGCCTTCCATTCCACCGGCGGACCGGTGCGGCGAACCGAGATCGTCGCGCTGGGCAGCGGCCATGAGGAGCGCAACGCCACCTGGGCAGGATCGCGCCGCCGCTTCGATGTCGGCTCGGGCCTGAAAAGCCTGGACGACATTCATGCCCTGATCGCCTTCTTTGAGGCGCGCATGGGGCGTCTTTACGGCTTTCGCTTCAAGGATTTCAGTGATTGGAAAAGCTGTGCCCCGGCGGCAGATATCAGCCCGCTGGACCAGAATATCGGCACCGGAGACGGCAGCGTGACACAGTTTCAGCTCACCAAGACCTATGCCTCGGGCGTGGGAAGCTGGACGCGCACCATCGCCAAGCCGGTCGACGGCGGGGTGCGGGTGGCGGTGGACGGCAGCGAGGCCTCTTCCGGCTGGGCTTGCGATGCCGCCACCGGGATCGTGACATTCGATAGCGCGCCCGCATCCGGCGCGGCGGTCACGGCCGGCTTTGCCTTCGATTGCCCTGTGCGGTTCGACAGCGACGTGCTGTCCATCAACCTGGCGAATTTCGCGGCGGGGGAAATTCCCTCGATCCCGCTGGTCGAGGTGCTGCTGTGAAGACGCTTCCCGATGGAATGCAGGCCCACCTTGATGGCGGCGCCACCACCCTGTGCTGGTGCTGGCAACTGACCCGCCGCGACGGCGTGGTGCAGGGCTTCACCGACCACGACCGCGATATCAGCTTCGATGGTGTGACCTTCGGCGCGGTCAGCGGCTTCACCGCCAGCCAGATCGAATCCAGCCTGGGCCTGGCGGTGGACAATCTGACCCTGACCGGTGCGCTGTCGTCGGCGACACTGAACGAGGCCGACCTGGCCGCGGGGCTTTACGACAATGCCGCGATCCGCATCTGGCGGACCAACTGGGCCGACACCGGCCAGCGCGTGCTGATGCGGTCCGGCACCCTCGGCGAGGTGACGCGCAATGGCGGCACGTTCCAGGCGGAGATTCGCGGGCTGGCGCAGGCGCTGAACCAGCCGGCCGGGCGGGTGTTCGGACATCTGTGCGACGCCGATCTTGGCGATGGCCGCTGCGGCATCGCCATCAGCGCCGCCGATGGCACGGTCGCCACGGCCTATGACGCACGGCGCTGCTCGGCGAGCGGGCTGGACGGTTTCACGGGTGGCTGGTTCACGGGCGGCAAGCTCGCCTTCACCAGCGGCGCCAATGCCGGGCGCGCCATGGAGGTCAAGCGCCATGCCGTGTCCGCCGGCATCGTCACCATCGAACTGTGGCAGGCGATGAGCGATCCGGTGGCGGCGGGGGATGCGTTCACCGTGACGCCCGGCTGCGACAAGCAGTTCACGACCTGCAGGAGCAAGTTTTCCAACGCCGTGAATTTTCGCGGCTTTCCCTTCATGCCCGGCAACGACTCGGTACTGGCCGCGCCCGCCGCCGGCCTGCCCATGGATGGCGGCAGCCGCTATGGCAACTGACATCGTAACGGTGGCGCGCGGCTGGATCGGCACGCCCTATCAGCACCAGGCCAGCCTGAAAGGCGTGGGCTGCGACTGCCTGGGCCTGCTGCGCGGGGTGTGGCGCGAACTCTATGGCGAAGAACCCGAGGACGTGCCCGCTTACACGGCCGACTGGGCGGAAGGATCGCCGGCCCAGACCTTGCGCGACGGGCTGGCGCGGCATCTGAGGGCGATACCGCCCGCGGGGATAGCGCCGGCAGATGTAGCACTGTTCCGCATGGGAAGAGGCGGCCCTGCCAGACATTGCGGCATCGTGGGCGAAAGAAGCGGCGCGCTGACCTTGATTCACGCCTGCCAGGGGCGACGCGTGCGCGAGGAAAGCTTCTCGCCGCTGTGGCGCCGCCGCCTGGCTTTTGTCTTCCGCATTCCATCCTGAAGGTTCATCATGGCTTCGCTGTTGCTGGGCGTCGTGGGTTCGGCGCTGGGCGATTCGCTGTTCGGCGGTCTCAGCATTCTGGGCGCCACCATATCCGGCGCGCAGATCGGCGGCGCCCTGGGCGCGGCCGCGGGCGCGGCCATCGACGCGGCGCTGACGCCGGGGCGCGAAATTACCCGCAGCGGCCCGCGTCTCACCGACACCGGCATCCAGGCCTCGACCGAAGGCACTCCCATTCCCCGCATCTTCGGGCGCCTGCGGCTTGCCGGCCAGGTGATCTGGGCCAGCCGCTACCGGCAGACCGCCACCACCACGACGTCGCATGGCGGCGGCAAGGGCGGATCGTCCGTCAGCGTCAGCGAGACCGACTACACCTATTCCATTTCTTTTGCGGTTGGCCTGTGCGCCGGAAAGGCGACGCGGTTGGGGCGGGTCTGGGCCAACGGCAACCCGCTGGACCTGTCGCGCCATACCCTGCGCTTCCATGACGGCGCGGAGGACCAGGACGTAGATCCGCTGATCGCCGACATTGACGGCGATGTTCCGGCCTTTCGCGGCCTTTGCTATGTCGTGTTCGAGGACATGGCACTGGCCGAATTCGGCAACCGCATTCCCCAGCTTCAGTTCGAGGTCCTGCGCAGCATCGGCCATGACAATCCGTCCAGCCTGGAGAACAGGCTGTCCGGCGTGCAGCTGATTCCCGGCGCGGGCGAGTTCGTCTACGCCGATGAGGCGGTGTTCAGCGATGACGGCGAGGGACGCTCGACGGCGCTGAACGTGCATGGCGCGGACGCCGTGCCGGACCTGGAGGCATCGCTGGACCAGCTGATCGCGGCGGCGCCCAATCTTTCCAGTGTGGCGCTGGTGGTGGGCTGGTTCGGCGACGACCTGCGCGCAAACCGGATTGCGATCCGCCCCTGCGTCGAGACGGCGAACAAGACCACCTATCCCGAGATCTGGTCGGTGAACGGCATCGCGCGTGCAGGGGCGCGGGTCGTCAGCCAGGTTGGCGGCAAGCCCGCCTATGGCGGCACGCCGTCCGATGCCAGCGTGGTGGCGGCGATCGCGGCGCTGAAGGCGCGGGGCCTGTCGGTGCTGTTCAATCCCTTCCTGTTCATGGACGTGGCGGACGGCAATGCGCTGGACGATCCCTATACCGGCGCGGACAGCCAGCCCGTCTACCCCTGGCGCGGGCGCATCACCTGCGACCCGGCGCCGGGGGTGGCCGGTTCGCCCGATCGCACCGCGGCCGCGGCGTCGCAGATCGAAAATTTCCTTGGCGGCGCGACGGCAGACGACTTCACCGTCAGCGGCACATCCGTCACATGGAACGGCGGTGACGACTGGGGCTGGCGGCGGATGGTGCTGCATTACGCCCATCTGTGCGCGGCGGCCGGCGGGGTCGATGCCTTCCTGATCGGATCGGAGCTGCGCGGGCTGACCCAGGTCCGGGACGGCGACACCAGCTATCCCGCGGTGGCGGCGCTGAAAGCACTGGCGGCGGATGTGCGCGCCATCCTGGGGCCGGATGTGAAGATCGGCTATGGCGCGGACTGGAGCGAGTATGCCGGCCACCAGACCGGTGCGGGCGGCTTTCTGTTCAACCTCGATCCGCTGTGGGCGGATGCCAATATCGACTTCATCGGCATCGACAATTACCTGCCGCTGGCCGACTGGCGCGACGGGGCCGCCCATCTGGACGCGGCGGTCGCGCCGTCGATTTACGATCCCGCATACCTGAAGGCCAATATCCGCGGCGGCGAGGATTACGACTTCCATTACGCCAGCGCCGCCGACCGGGACGCGCAGCGGCGCACGCCCATCAGCGACGGCCTGGGCAAACCCTGGCTGTGGCGGGCCAAGGACCTGTGGGGCTGGTGGGGCAATCTCCATTACGACCGGCCGGACGGCAGCGAAAGCGCCGTGGCCACCGCCTGGGTGCCGCAGATGAAGCCCATCTGGTTCACCGAGCTGGGCTGTCCGGCCATCGACAAGGGCGCCAACCAGCCCAATGTCTTCTACGATCCCAAATCCAGCGAAAGCGCGGCGCCTTATTATTCTGCTGCGACGCGTGACGACCTGGTCCAGCGCCGTTTCCTGGAGGCGCATTTCGACTTCTGGAACGATGCGGCGAACAATCCGGTGTCGGCGGTCTATGGCGGGCCGATGGTGGATGCGGCGCGCATCCATGTCTGGTGCTGGGACAGCCGCCCCTATCCCTATTTTCCGGCG